TTAAGGAGAAGGATGTAAATAAAGCCCGCAAAAGAAAGCAAGAAAAATAAGGTATCGAGATATGGTGTAGATCGCTTGCTTGCCCCTCTTCGGAGGGGTTTTGTTTTTTGTTGTATCTTTGTAGAAATTTTAGACCAAAGATATAATGTTGCCCGTTATAGAAGCCTATAAACAAGATTTCCCGATGCCACGCCAAAGCATCAACCCCGCAGAGAAAACAGCAGATTATCATAAGAGGTGGGCGAGTTATATTTACAGCCTCTACATCACGAATAAAACATCGTGGGGGATAGCCTCTTACGATAGGTTCCAAGAACTACGGGACTATAGTTGTGGTAGGCAGTCAACAGACAGATATAAGAAATGGTTGGTTAACGATTGGAACACGGGTTCGTCCACGTCCTCTGTGTCGGTAGACTCTTTTGATGATCTGCCAATAGCACGGGAAGCCAAGCGCAAGGGGTGGTTCAATGTTTTGTTTGACAACATCAGTCCCGCCCCAACGATAATGGATGCTATTCACGGTATGTTAGATAAGTTAGACTATGACCTGTTTGTTAACGTCATTGATCCCGAGTCTAAAGAATTAGAAGAGAATGAAGCATATCTAAAGTTCTTTGAGGGGCAGAACTTAGCGTGGCAAAATGAATATAAGCTCAAGGCGGGCATCCCAATAGACGAAAACACCTTTTATCCTAAGTCAGTACAAGAGTTTGAGATGTTCAAGGCACAGGACGGATTTAAGTTGAACATTGCCCGTGCTATGCAGAAGTTACTTAGGTATACATTCAGTCTGCCCCCCGCAGAGTGGGAAACGGTAGTAAGAAAGAAAGTGGTAGACGATCTTCTTTGTATAGGTTATGGTGCTACAAGGGATTATTACGATTCTGAAGACAGTAAGTTTAAGGTTAAGTGGATAGACCCCGCAAGACTTGTCATACAGGCATCAAGTGAGACAGATTACCATGATGCCGAGTATGGTGGGTATTTCACTCTATGGACGGTCTCTAATCTAAAACAGAAGTTACCTGACGTAGATGAAGATACTTGGAAAAATTTATCTAAAGGTGCTATGGGGCGTTATGGTAATCCCGCTAACGGATGGGAGACACGCTATAGCTTACTTGATCCTTCTACCTATCTCTTCGGTTATGACGGATTCAAAATACCTGTCTTTGAAGCAGAGTGGATAGATACAGACGTTCAAAAGAGACAATACTACACCGATCGGTACGGTCATAGGCTCATGCGTGAGTTAGACTATAACGAAGCGGGTAAGAACACCGCAAAGAAAGAAGCTAAGAGCGTACCTATAAGGCACGTAAGACAATGTAACTGGGTTGTTGGTACAGATTATTGCTTTGATTGGGGAGTGCTTAATATGGCGTCCCGCAAGAACCACAACAAACCACAGCTTACCTTTCACGTAGAGCAGTTACTTCAGCCCTCTCTTATGGAGAGGTTAGCACCGATCTTCGATCAGATAGAACTGAACTTCCTAAAGTATCAGAACTCTCTTGCTAAAATGATAGAGAACGGGTATACTGTCAATGTTAATATGCTTGGAAACGTAGCTTTAGGCGGTCAAAAGTTAAAGGTAGCAGAGGTTATTAAACTGTTTAAAGAGTCAGGGTTCTTACTCTATCAGTACAGTCCCGGCACAGGTCTCTATACAGGTGGTGCAGCACAACCTATTACCGCCATAGAGGGTGGTATGAAGAACCGCGTAGAGGAAACTATAAGGACTCTACAAATGTGGATGGATACTATACGCTCTATGACAGGTATAGACATTATGACTATCAGTAATACACCCGTTGGGGCAGACGATAAAGAGACCGACAAGGTACAGCCCAAGTTACTTATGAGCATACTAAAGCCTATTGTGGAAGCCACTAAAGAGATTAAGCAGAGTGCGGGAGAGTGTCTTATGAGACGTATACAGATAGGTGTTACTAAGAACGAGACTATCAGACGCTCTTATGCGGGTGCTGTAAGCGGAGCGGATATGCAGGGCATACTGAGGATGAAAGATACTAATGTGCAGTATGGCTTAAGCCTCAAGTCAAGACCCGACAGAGAAGCTGTACTCACTTTCGTCAAGTGGATAGACATAGCTTTACAGAACACAAGAGAGCAGAGACCCGGGATAGACTTAAATGATGCTATCTTCTTAAAGAGTCAGTTAGATAACGGAGTAGACATAAACGAGCTTGAAAAACAGTTAGGTTATATCATACTAAAGAATAAAGAACAGTCTCAGGCTAACTCTGAGCGTATGATGCAGGTACAGGCAGAGGAGAACCGTAAGACTGAAGAAGCTAAAATGCAAGGTGAGCTTATGAAGATAAGGGCACAGGCAGAGGCTTCTATAGCAGAAGAACAGATTAGGGGTCAGATAAAAGAAAGAGAAAGCAATAAGCAGATAACGGCTGATCTGTATAAGTCAATGAGAGAGGAAGCCGCAGCCGAGGCAGGAATTAACATTAGTGGAGGAAGATAATATGGCGAGCGCAAAAGACAAGTTACGAGTTTTGGAGAACGTCATAGGGCGAATAGGATTGGGTGGTGACGTACTAAGTGAATACTCTAAGGCGTTGTCAGCTATGAGTGGGTTGGATACTTATGCTGAGATGAATCCCGATCCAGTACCGATGCCTACACAGACACAGAATAGTACCCCTACGCCACAGATGACGCCTGAAATGGGTCAAAGCACTATTCCACCCCAAGGTGGCTTAAATATGCCTTAAAATCGGTTAGTTTAAAATATATTATCTTTGTACCGTAAAAACAAGAAGCAACAGTTATGGGAGAATTGATTAAAGAAGAACCGTGGGCAGGGTTTAACACTACACCGCCTAATGAGCAGGGACAGCAAGCTACTGACCCCGCTACGGTAACAGTTAGTCAGGCAGGAATGACAACTGAGGGTGCGCCACCCGTTACGTCCGATGCGCAAGGACAGACGGCAGAACCGCCTAAAGTAGAAGAACCTAAACCTGATTCGTTCTTTGAAGAGTTTAATAAGAGATATTCAACACAGTTTAAAGCTGACGATGAAATTAAGAACCTCGTATCGCTCATAGGGAAAGTAAGTGATTACGAAGGTAAACTTAAGGACTACGACAGTCTAAAGACAAGTGTTGATAAATATAAGAAGGAAGCGGAAGATACTCGGTCGAATGTAATGTCCGAGTTCCTTACCAAGCAAAGGGTAAAGAAAGCGTTTATAGCCGAACAGCTTATAGAGAAGTATCCAGACCGTGACCCCGACATACTCAGTGAACTGGCGATGTCGGACGTTGACAAGATGAGTGATCTTGAAGTCTTAGCAAGGGAGCGAAAGATGAGAGGTTCCAAGTCTACGCTGGACAATATCAAGGCTGTTATTATGAAAGAGATAGGTGCAGACCCCACTACAAGACCAGAGGAATGGGATAGTATGGTGACAACCGAACTCGAACTAAAAGCTACGGACGCAAGAGATCGCATTAAACAGTTACTCTCGGGGGTAGAGATACCTAAGATAGTAACCAAAGAGGAGAGGCAAGCTATGATGGCTAAAGCACTTGAGGACAAGAGCAACGCCATAAAGCCGATACAGCAAGTCTTTGAAAAGTTTGAAACATTTAAGGTAGGCGATACGGACTTTGTGGTTCCTGATGAGTTTAAGTCAAAATTACCCGAGATATTCAAGGGTATGTTTATAGATGGCGGGTTAGAGGTTAATGAAGAGAACATAGCCACGGCAGAGTTGATAAAGAAAGCCCTGTTTGTCGAAGAATATTTACCTAAGATGTTGGAACTGCACGAAAAGCAAGTCCGCACAAAGGTAAAAGAAGAGACCGATAAGTTACTTCACAACGATCAGCCACCTAACACTACGATAGCGACAGATCAAGCCCCACAAGGCACAGGAAACCCCTCGCTTGAAGATTTCTTCCGAACAAAAGATGAAACGGTAAGAAAACTTTAAAAATATTAATTTGAAATGTCAACAATAACAAAAGGGACTATTACGTCCAATACAAATAATGACCGCTATGGCTATACTTTTGATAGTATCTATAGCACGATGCTGAAGCCGCAGATTTACGGTGAATACATCAAAAGGTTCGGCAAAGGTGTCGGACTGCTCGAATTTCTTTATCTTACAGGTTCTACGGTAAGCGTTGCTGGGCCGAGCAAGACTGTATGGGAAGAAGGATCACTGACTAAACTTGTGAAACTGAATGGTGCAATAGCCACCCAAAACGCAGGTGTGGATATTACTTTCTCTCTTGACGCTGCTGAGTTTGATGCTAACCATCATTGCTATCTCAACATAAATGATATAATTATCATCCCTGCTGAGTACATTGAAGAAGGTGGCGTTGCAGCTACTATACCTCACGGGTATCAGGTTGTCAGCGTAGATGATGTTACTCACGATGAGGCAGCAGTCTATACTGCAAAACCTTTGCTCGCTACCACAGAACTCGCTGTTGCTGTTCCTGATGGCACAGAACTGATGGTTACTGGCGGTAACTACGCACTTGAATCCGCAGGTGGAAGTGGCAAGTCAAGTGGATGGTATTCACGTACATTCTACAACTCTATCAAGAAACATGACTGGTCAGTAGGTGGAGGCACACAGAGCAACCAGAGGTACTACGAAGAACTGCGTGGTGGCGGAACAGGTATCCTCACCAAGCTGACTATGGAAGCCGACTATTTCCTTGATAAGTATATCAACGATGAAATTTGGCTGTCCAATGGTGTTACCAACAATACTCTCACCATGGCTAACAGGAACCTCGTAAACGTACCCGTAGCAGGTACAGTGGGTTATCTGCGCCACCTTGAGCAGAGAGCTATGAGACAGTACTACACCACAGCTTATCAGATGAGTGACTTCGATGACCTTAAAGAACTGTTACAGTCTCAGGGTGTCGTTGACAGAAACATGGCTTTCCTTATGGGATCAAATCTCTACAAACAGATAGAGAACAGTGGACTGGACTTCATTAAAGAATTTTCAGGTGGAACCGACCTTATGAAGACCCTTGGAGAGATCAATGTAGTTTTCCGTGCTATCAACAAAAATGGTGTCTACACAACCTTCAAAGAGTTGCCGTCTCTTAGCGACCCGACAGCCTATGGAGCAGAAGCCTTTAACGATTATTTCAAAGACCTCGGAGTAGTAATACCCGATGTAGAAGTCAACGTAAGAGGTAGCCTTGAAGACCCTGCTGCTGTGAAGATTAAGAGCCTTGTGCTCGGATTTAAAAACTACAACGGCGAGAACCGTACAAGGGTGGTTAAAACTATACCGAGTATGGCAGGTGCAGGTAGTATTGCTGTTGATAATTATGATGATTCCCGCGGCTCAATGTTGTCTGAATTTTGCCTGATCGCTTTAAAGGTTAATCAACACATTATGGTTCAGAATGATTCTATTCTCTCGTAATTAAGTATCGGTTAGTTTATTATAGGGGCGGAACGAAATTCCGCCTTTTTTATTTGCATTTCTCGTTTGTTTAATATATCTTTGAATAAAAATTAGTATTATGGAGACAAAAATAAGAAAACCGAGGTTAATTAATGCAAGGAAAATGAGTCTGGAATTTCCAGATAGGTTTAGTTATTGGGAAGAAGATATAAATAATCTCAAGGAAGGAGAGATTGTTAAAGTATGTAACGGGTGGGAGAGATTTTGGGTCGTAGTGAGAGAAATAAATGGCGATAAGTTAATAGGAGAAGTTAATAATAATCTTATCGGTAGTGTCAATGGGGATAAACCATCCTCTTATAATTTTAAGGATTTAATTTCTTTTAAAAAAGAGAATATATACCAAGTATGGAGTCCTGACGATATTCAGAAAGAGTGATTTTTATATAATAAATAATTGTTGTATCTTTGTGCCATAAAACAAGAAAGCAACAGATATGTTATTAATTGATCGGATGCCCTTAGAGGCTTCAGCCCTGAATGACCCCAAGGACAAATTTCACAAAATCGCAGTAGAGTACAATAACACTATAAAGTACCTACAGGAACGCTACAAGAACGGGATAATAAGGTTTAAGAGACCTAACTTTCCGAGGCCTACCAAGGCGGCAGATGCTTTTGGCAATGAAATTCCGAAAGCCACAGAACCCGAGACACCCATGCGCATACCA